CGCTTGTGTAGTGCACCGATCCGGTAAACTGCACGACGTCGCCCACCTTGAAGCTCAGGCTCTTTGCAGAGCTGCCGGAACTGTTAGAGGTTCCAGAGCTGCCGGAGCTGCTGGCCTTGGTTGCTTTGCTCGCATAGTTCGGCAGGCCATAGCCTCGAATGTAGCGGCCGTTTACCGCGATCGTGCGGTACTGTACCGCGTCGGACTTGTTGCCCTCGATCACCTTAATTGTGGAGCCTGAGACGCTCACCACAATGCCGACGTGATCCGAGCTTCCGGTGTTGTCGCCGCTGCCGGAGTCCTGCCAGTCGTAGAAAATAACGTCACCGGTTGCCGGTGTGTAGCTGTCGTCCTCTTTCCAGCGTCCGAGCTTCTGGTACAATGCGATCATGTTGTCACACCCGCACTCGGTCGGCATAATGTCGGTCAGTTCGCAGAGGATCGCGATCGCAGACACGAACGTGGCGCACCATGCGTCCGTGTATTTCACCGCATAGCTTCGGGCCAGTGGCTTGTGCCCGTTGTAAATGTCAATGATCTTTTTGTGCCTGCCGTCGCTTTCCTTGCAGCCCAGATAGGACACGGCGGTGTCCGCTACTTTCTGTCGGAGTTCTTTCTCTGTCATGGTATTACCTCCCTTGTTACTGGTTGCGGATCCGCTGGCCGCATACTTGTCGAAGTACGTCTGGCCGTAGCTTGCCCGCTTGGTTTTTACTGTGTCGGACTGATCGGCCGGTTTCTCGAAGCCGGTCAATACCTTGTCCGAGGCCGCCTTCACGCTGGTGGCTGCTTTCAGCACTGCCAGCACGGAGGTGTAGCCCTCGCTCAGCTCTTTGTATAAAAAGCCGAGCTGTGTCTCCAGATCCCCGATCGAAGCCCCGGCCGCGTTGGCGTAGGCCAGCAGGCCCTCCTTGCGGCTCCAGTATGTCCACTGGGCGAGGCCGTAGCCCGCAGAGTCGTGGACGAAGTTCTGGTAGCTTCCAGAGTCCACGGCTGCCGTGTAGCTGTCGTCGGTGTAGCCGAGTTTCTTCTCGTATGTGTTCTGGAGGTTCTTCGGGTTGAGGGCGCTCTCTGCGTAGAGATTACCCATGAGGCCCGCGACGCCGTAGGCGGTCAGGCCCTTGGCTTTGAGGAAGTTCCAGATCTTTTCCTCGGTGGTTGTTCCTGTTAGTGCCATGTTGTGCCTCCTTATGTGTAGTTCTCAAAGTTCTGGGCCTCCGGGTTGACTCCGTTCAGCGCCATGAGCTTGATCTTGTTCTCGGCCTTGGCCTTTGAATAATAGAAGCCGGTACCGGTTGCCATTTCCGTGAATACGGCCGGTATGAGATAGGCCAGCGCCGTTGTGTCCATGGTGATCCAGATCATGCGGCACGAAAAGACGGTGATCGCAAGAGTGAGGACACTCACGCCCAGAAAAATGAGCTTTGAAAACTCCAGCTTTTTGCGTTCGGCCGCCTCAGCTTTCAGCGCTTTGATCTGTCGCCGGAGCTTCCGGTTCTCAGCCGTGAGCTGCTGGATCTTCTCGTCTTTGTCTGTTTCCGGTTCCATGGCTTCGTCCATGGTTTCCTCCGTGTTTTCGTCCATGTTCTCACCTCCCTTAGTCGTATAGGGACTCAATGCCGCGCTGTGTGAGGAAGTCCTTCTGCTCGTGTTTCACCTTTTCGGCATATTCCAGCGCGGCGTGCATGTCTCCGTTGCAGTGCGCGTCGGGGATCCGCTGCACGGCCTTGGCCGTGGCTTCTCCGAGTGCGATCGCTGCGTTCACGCCCTGCACCAGTAGGATCTCTTGGTGCTCCCGGTGCTTTTCGCGTTCGTCGAGTTCTCGCTGTCGCTGCTCCCGTTCCTCTTTTTCCTTTGCTTCTCGCTGCTGGATCTTGTGCTCGAATACCCAGAAGCAAAAGCCGGTCAGTGCCGAGGGTATGCTGGCAGCGACGATAATTGCGGTTATGTCCATGTGTTCACCTCCTGAGACGGATCCCCGTCCTTTCGTTTGAAAATAATATTGTTTTCGATCCACTTCTGGAGCCCGTGGGTGGCGCAGTGGCTCATTAGTCCGAAGTAGCTCTGCATGGTTGCGTCCACCGCGTCGTAGTCGATCAGCCCGGCCTCGTATTCCTTCGCTATGTACCGCATACGCGCCTTCATCTTTTTGAGGGACTGAGGCGTCAGTTTCCGGTACCCCGGATAGATCCGGCAGCCCACGAACGTGATCCCCTTGCATACGAGGCCGATCGTGGTCTTGCTGTTCAGGTCGAGGTGCAGCACGTTGTTGAGGTAGTCCTCGATCAGCACCCGGCACTCGTTCAGAGTTTTGGCGTCAGGGTGCAGCAGCACCATGTCGTCCATGTACCGGAGATAGTGGTGGATCCTCAGCTCGTGCTTGATGTACTGATCCAGCTCGTTGAGGCAGACGTTCGCGAGCAGTTGGCTGGTGAGGTTGCCGATCGGCATACCGACTTCGAACAGTCTCTCAGACGGTGGCACCTCGTCGGCGCTCACGCCCGGCGGTAGTCCGAACGGTGTGTGATCGCAGCAGATTATTTCACGCATGAGCCAGAGCAGGCCGTCCTCGTCCGGGTATTTACGCGCTAAAATACCGAGCAGGACTTCGTGGTCTACTCGGTAAAAATATTTTGAAATATCCAGTTTTAAGTAGTGCCAGCGGTCTGCTTTGCGTCCCACCAGCGTGCACCAGTCTTGGAGCTTGTCGGCCGCTCTGGTGGTTCCTTTTGCCACCCTGCACCCGTAGCTGTGGTAGATCATGCCGTTGTCGAGCTGCTGGTTTATTTGCAAATAAATAGCCCACTGCACGACGCGATCCCTAAAGCCCAGCGCCATGACGAGCCGTTTCTTCGGCTCGGTGACATAAAACTGACGATACCGGCCCACCTTGTAGGTGCGCCAGATCAGGTCGTTTTGTATGCTGATCAGGTTCTCGCTCAGGTTGGAAGCGAAGGCCGTCACGTCGTCGCGGTACCATTTCTCACTTGCCGCCTCGTGGTATGCGTCGAGCAGATTCTCCCACGAGTAAATCCTCTCCAGAAGCGAGGTCTGTTGCGTTTCTTCCATTTTCTCGCCCCTTTGTTGTCAAAAAATACGGCCCGCGTGTGACAATCCTCGGTGCTACGTTCTCCGTATGGCCGCCGCGCGCCATAGGTTCCCGCAGTCCTTCACTCTTTCGCAGAGAACGGCCAGCCTGCGCGGTTTGCTCGTCGTCCCGGTTGTCCGGCTGGCGGCGAGCGTTAATCTTTGGCTTTGTCAGCCGGGAAATGCATCCCTTTTGCCTTGGTGTTCCTGCTGAGCCTTGGCCCGCAGACAATAAACGATTAAGGCAAGAGCGGAGCGGAAGCCGATGTTCGTGTTCGAATTGCTGCGGGAGTTGTTGCCGTTCAGATAGAACACGCCTGCGTTCGCACCGTTGTTCCAGTTGCCCCCGCGATACACGCAGCGCTCCCCTTTTTCTCGACACATTCCCCACGGGTGAACTGTTACGACTTTTTCCAGCCGCCCAGTAGTCGCCCGATTTCATTCAGCTCTTTGCTCCAAACTTCGTGAAGCCCCGGAGAGATCAGCCGATCCTCCGGCGAGACTGCCGTGTCTACCAGAGAGCGCAGCACGTCCAGCTTTATGTCCATTTTGTCTTGCAGTTCCTTCCTGCGTTGGCCCCGTGATTGGTTGGCCTCAATGCAGAGCTCCAGCATGTCCATGAACGCCGCTGTCATGTGCTTGCGGTACTCGAATTTCTCCGGCTTTCGCATGTTGGCGGTGCGCTCGCTTACCCGTATCATGGAACGGACGATACGCTGCCGCAGTTGTAAATTGTCCATTAGTTACTCCTTATCGGATAGGGCGCGGCTTGGGTGGCCACGCCCTTGTCCAGATTTTCAGATTGCCAGATTACCCGATTTCCGGGATATAAGCGGAGCGGAAGCCGAGGGCCGCGCCCGAATTGCCGCGGGAGGCGTCGCCGCTCAGACAGAACACGCCCGCGCCCGCACCGCTGGCCCAGGGGCCCCCGCGACACACGCAGCGCTCGGCTACGCCGTTATTCCACCACATGTAGTCGCCGTCGTACACGTCCGTGGTCACGTCGCTGTCAGGCAGCAGGGCGAGAGAGCGGAGAAGCACCTTTGCGGCGTCGCTGATCGCTGAGGTACATGTCACCAGATAGAACGCGCACGATCTGGAGCTGTCGGCCGCGCTTGTGATCGAAGTGGTATAAGTCCACTTGCTGCTCACATAGTCGAGGCGCACGGTGTTTCCGGTCAGTACGGCCGGGCCTGCCACGGTGCACTCCGGTTCTACCAGAGAGCCGTCGGCTGCGTTGATTGCCTTCCAGCATGTGCTCGTCTCGTTCTGAGGGTTGTCCGGATCCGCTGCGTCGTTGTTCGGGAGGATCTGGAGCTCGCCCCATACAAGACGGATGCCGCCCTGCCACTCCCAGACGTTGCCGTTCATGTCCCAGATTCCGGCCAGAGTTTTGTCGTGGCTCCATGAGAGCGGGCCGGTGCCGGTTCCTACTCTTGCGATCTTGCCGCTTTCGTAGTAGGTCGGGATCGCTTTGTAATTGCTTTCGCGTGAGTCCTTGCCGTAGTTGTTGTTACCATACGGGAGGAAGCCGTTCTTCTTGCACCAGAGAGCGATCGCCGCCCATTCTGCGTTTGTGCTCAGGTGCCAGCCTGCGCCCTTGGCCTCGCAGCGTGCGCGAGAGGTGTCGAAGTTAATACTTGCCTGCGGATCCTCGCCCGGCAGACTGTACGCCACGCCGTTGTAGGTGCAGTTCTGGTACTTGGAATAATAAAAGCCGGGGATCTGCACGCCGTTCACAATGAAGGCGGGGTGGGTGCTGTCGTTTCCTCCGGTCAGCACGTCGCTGTTCTTAAATGCCGGGATATACACGATCACGGAAGGGAGATCGGTGTCGTCTACTTTGACGACGTTGTTCGGGCACAACATTTTCACGGCCAGATTAGTGAGATCAAAATTTGCCATTTTCTTTTGCTCCTTTCATTTACTCAATGCTCCAGAGAGCCAGCTCCACGTCGCCCATGTCGAGTGGGATCTGTTCGCGGGTGGTGACTGCTTCCTCACCCTCGCCCTCGGTTGTCTCTGTGTACTGTGCGGCCGGTATCCTGATCTGTGCCACATAGCGCAGCGCGGAGTCCGTGCCGATCGTCAGGTTGTCGGCTCTGTCCTTGCAGATGTCCACCACCACGTCCCAGTCCTTCTGGTACTTGGCGGCGTTTACCATGAGCTCGTCGTCCCCGAAGTAAAGGCGGGTGCCGTTCTGCTCGTAGGCGATTTTCTCGCCGGTGTTCATTTCAATGACTTTCACGTCGTTGGCCTTTGCCATGGTTACATACCTCCTTTAATGGTCAGTTTTACGGTGGCGCTCTTGGCGCTTCCGTCGTATCTTACTTTGAAGCCGTTCAGCAGCTTCTCGCTGATGATCACGTCGCCGACGTCTCCGTCATGCTCCACGACTTCGGCGTCCACCGTGTAGGCGGTTGTCGTTCTGGTGGTCGCCATGGTGACGGTTTTCTGGGAGTTGTTGCGCGGGTAGCTCTGGGTGTTTGTGAGCTGTACCGTGATTTCCTCCACCGTCTGCTCGGCGATTATCTGCCCGGCCGCGATCAGCAGCAGGGCGGCGGCCGTGTTCTCGTCAGCTATACCGGCTTCCATGTTGTTGAAATTTCCGGCGCTCTGATCGGTTCCTTCCTGAATGAGCTCGTCGCCGTCTTTCACTTCGTCGAGCCATTTCGTGCGCTTGTACATGCCTTTGCCTCCTTCCTTTAAGCTGTTACCTCGTAGATCGGGATCGTGAGCTTCACCATGGTGCCCTGTCCACTGACTTTCTCGATCTTCCTCTGCTGGTACGCTGCCGTCTCGCCGCGGGAGTCAATGATCCTTGAAGCGGTGATAGTGCAGGCCGTTGAGTCCAGAGTCGGAAAAGTCGCCATGATCACCAGCGTGTCGCCGTCGATCTTTTTCTGGTTAATGTCACCCCGGTGCCAGTTGTTCCCGACTTGTGCCTCCACATAGACAATAGAGCGGAGCCACTGGGCCCGGCGCTGTGCCATGTAGGTGTCGTAAAAGTAGCCCATGCCGTTGCCTCCTTTCTTTTATTCACCGCAGCGCCTCGTCCCACACTTCACGAAGCTGTATGCCGCGAAGGTGATCGTCGTCGCTGTCGTTGTTGCGTGTTTCTCCGATACGCCCAGCGTAGCGGTGCGCGGGTATGTTCCGGCCTGCCGCTTGAAGTCGTACCGGATCGCGTCCTCTGTGCCTGCTGCCTCGATCGTTCCCTTCACGGCCGCGCCCAGAGTACCCGGCCGCGGATAGGTACCGCAGAGGTGCTCACCGGTGTGCGTGAAGTCGTAGAGGTAGGGCAGAAGCTCCGGCTCGGTTTCAATGCTTTGCTTCACAATAAAGCCCAGCGTTGCCGTGCGCGGTTTGGTTCCGCATTTTGTAAAGTTGTATTTGTAGGCTTTGGAGCCCAGCGCGTACTCAATGCCGGGATCCGGGCCCTGCGGCCAGAAATAGTAAACGCCCGCGATATGCGAGCGCTCATTCTTGGCCGCCTCTGCGGCTTCCACAAATTTATTAAAATTTTCCTCCGTGATCGCTGTGTTGGTAGTCAGCACCACGAAGGTGTACGGATCGCCGTCGTCCATTTCGTACCATTCGACGACGTAGCCCTCGCCGAAGTACGCAGTGATCAAACGCTCCACGGCCCACTTGGTACCGCGCTTGCGCTTGATCTGCTGGGCCATCTTGATTGTGGCCCGCTTTTCTTCCAGTGACATGCTGGAGTCGTACCAGTCAATGTCCTGCTCCCACGCCATTTCGTCGCATTCCGCTTCGTTGAGCTCGTCGATCTTGTCCCATGTTCGGATCGTTTTCACACGTCCGGCAGGCGGGCCGAGCAGCTCGTTCATGGCTTTGCTGAGTGCGATCACTGCCTCGTCGTCACGCATGAAGGCGGGCAGAAGGCGCAGGAAGTCGAGGTCTGATATTTTCATTCCGGCCATGTCCTCGCCTCCTTACCCTTTGACTATGTGCTGCACTTTGAGGTTGCCGGAGAACTTGCCGACGGTTGTTCGTTGCAGCTCTTTGTATTCTGGCTTCACGATTGTGACGCGGGAGGCTCCGGTCAGGCCGTCCTCCCAGTCCGGTGAGAGGATCCGCTTCCTCAGCTCGTCCGGGTTTATGTCGCGATCGAGGGCCGAGCCCTGCCAGTATATGTACCGGTTGATCGCTCCGTCGGATCCCTCCACGTTTTTGACGACTTCGGACTCGTCGGCCTTGGTGGTGTAGTACGTCAGCTCTATGTCGTAGAGCTCCGTGTCTGGAGCTTCCACCGTCACCAGATCGGTGAGCGGCTTCACGTCGTCGCTGGAGCATACGCTCAGCACGTCGGCCAGCACCTCGTCGTCCGGGATTTCCCCACCGGCGCAGATCGGCACGATCTTGACGCGACCGGCCATGTTGCGGGTGATCTGGATCTTCACCGTCTTGGCGTCTGCCAGAGAGCCGGAGAGTGCCAGCGTGAGAAGCTCGTCGCTGTATTCTGCCGTGTAGTCTGTGCCCTCGGCTGCCTCGGATCCGTCCGGTAGATATACCACCAGAGTGTCCGTCAATAGGCTGGCGCCTCCTTGGAAGGCGTGCCCGGCGTATGTGGTCAGCTCTCTGCTGATCGTTTCCGTCTCGGACTCCACCACGGCGTCACTGACGAGAGAGTTCGCAGTCATGGCCCAGTATTTGTAGGCTTTGGCCGTTCCTGCGGTGCTGAGCTTGTTCTCAGCCTCACGGATCCTCTCGCGGTAGGAGTCGTCGTCCTCTTTGTCGCCGCCTCCGGCCGTTTCGGTTGTGTTGGTTACGGAGTCGATCAGAGGGACGTCTGACACGTCCACAATGTTTGCAATTTCCCCGGCTGCTATGCCGTTATAGTCGGAGCCTCCGGCTTCGGCCGTGGCCGTCACCTCAATGCTCGTCGCCCCGGCGTATAGCACCACGGTGGAGTCGGTGAGGAAGTAGTGCTCGAAGTCGCTCGACACTCTCAGCCCGGCCGGGATCACAATGTTGGAGGCCACCGGCTCGCTGATACCGAAGCGCAGCGTCGTGGTGGCGTATGTCGGATCCAGTCGCGTGACGTCTCTATTCTCGCCGAGGGCGTCCAGAACGTCCCCGCGTGCATAGCGGAGCATTTTCTGGCGGCAGGCGTCGTTCACGCTGTTGTAAATGGACACGATCACCGCGCCCAGAGCTTCGCCGAAGATCCGGCGCTCGTCTCCGGGGTAGAGCGGTTCGGCTACGCCGTTTTCCAGCTGCTCCAGAATGTCGTCGTTTATGGTTCCGGCGTTTGTCTCTATGAAATTGAGCTCGCTCATTCGTCCTCGTCCTCCTTCCTTGAAATATTCACGAGTGTGTAGAAGTCACCCGCGGAGGCGTCCGTCGGGTTCACGGATATGCTGTCGGCGTTGACTCTTGGCTCGTAGGTTTCCAGCAGCCACTCAGCGTCGGCGACTGCCTCGTCGCTGGCGTTCGGCTGATCCACCAGAGCGCTGTCGCGGCCCCGTACTCTGTCGTACGGAACCTCGCCTCTCACTATGCGCAGCAGGTTGGAGGCGCATGTCTCCGGGTTTCCGTTTCCTTTTGCTTTCATGCGTCCACCTCCTTACACGAGCGTGACTTCGCTCAGATACACCCAGCTGTTGATCCCGTTCGGGTGCCCCAGCAGCACCTTGTTTTGGCTTTCCTTGATCTGGCTCACCACATGGCTTTGCTGTTTCACCCAGTTGGGGATCGTCTGGCCGGTTGCGTATTTCTTGCCGGTCGGCTTCACTCGGCAGCCGACGGTGATCTTCTTGGTTGTGGCCTTTTTGGCCGCTGTGTTCGTTTTTTTCTTTGCAGACTTCGAGCTGGTGCTGGCCTTTACGTTCAGCGCTGAGGTGCTCACCTTCACGCTTGTGGTGCTGGCGTCGTACTCTTTGAATGTAAACGAGAGAGTAGCCAGCCTCATGCGGCCGAGGTCGTCCAGCGTTACGTCTGACACGCTCACTTGCCGGAGCTGGAGCGGTTTCGGGTATAGCTTCTTACCGTTCAGGTAAAAATAATTTACTTTAGTGACGAGAGCCTTCCAGCTCTCGATCTCGCTTCTTATGTCCACGCCAGCGCCGGAGTGCAGCACGGTTGTGAACGATAAAGGGAAAAGCTCGGTGCCTCGCTGGTTGGTCTGTGTCTTGCTCTCGGTGGAGCTGTTTTCGTCTGCCACCTGAGTGTAGGAGAAGGTCAGGCCCTCCAGCGCGAGGACTTTGTTCGAGCTGACGGCCCATTTTTTTGAGCCCCATTGTGCCATTGTCGCCATGCTGCCGCACCTCCTTTACTTTGGTTTCCCAGTGGTTCCGCTGCCGGTTTCGACGCCTCCATGCGTATGCCCCGCGAGGCTGATCCCCTGCGAGGTTACGGATCCGGCGTTTAGGCTTGGCAGATATGCGCCCCACTCACCGTCGGCGCGTCCCAGCAGCAGCCCGGTGGAGTCGTCGAACTCAACGTACACCACGACGGTGCCTTTGCTGAGGTTTCCGGTCTTGTCACGCAGGTGCCACGGGATCGTGATCTTTGCGGTTGGCTTTGCGTTTGCTTCGGAGGGGATCACGCGGGCAGTGTTGCCCGATATGCTGGCGATCCTTCCTTTGGTTATTTGTCCCATTAGTAGCCCTCCACTAAATCCCTAAAATATAGGGTTGATTCATTCCCCACATAGTCGTGCCGGGCTTTGTAGATAAACACGGGCCCGTTCCATGCGCTTGCCTTTTCGGTTGATAGCTGCAGCAGACTTGCGGCAGCATAGCCGCGCAGCAGTTCCTTGGTGAACTTTCCCGTCTGGCCGTATTTGTTCGCATTTCTTAGCAGCCCTTTGGCGAAGCGCGCCGCCTCGGCGTTGCTCGTTGCCTGAATGTTTTCGGGCCTGAGTATAGTCGAGGACGTGGATCCCGGCGCGGAGAACTTGCCGGAGTAGCTGCCGCTGTTGACCTCGCAGGATCCGTAGCAGTTCCCCCGGTTGTCGTGGTATTCAAAATTCCCGTTTTCTCCCACACTGAGAGATCCGGCCACCGGCTGGCTTTCAATGTACTGCTCGTTGTAGGCCAGAAGTTTGCCGTCATATATGAGCATTTGGCAGCCTTCCAGCGTGCAGATCCGGGAAAAGAGAGCGAAGTCCGTCTCTCTTTCTTGTTTCAGGTACGGGTACACCTGATCCTCGCAGCCGTAGTTCTGGAAGGTGAGGCCATGGTTCCCGGCGATCTCGTTCGCCAGTTGCAAAAAGCGCACGCCCTCCCAGCTTTTCGACTTCTTTGTGGCTCCACTTTTAGGCATTGACATGGCCCGGATAGTGTAGAGCCCGTTCTCCGGGCGCATGAAGTGAATGAACATTTTCCCAGTGTCGGCCGCCTCGTCTTTGAGTCGGATCTCGTCACCTTCGGCCGGGTTCCATTTACTCCATACCCCGTTTGCGTCGTTGAAACGGATCACCAGCGTGTCGGCCTGCTTTTCTGCGAACATTTCATGCACGCAGTAGTTCACGGCCACGTCGTTGTATATGTCCGTCCCGTTGTAGTAGAGGTTCACGAGCTGTCCCCGTCGTCCTCAGTTCCCCG